TAAGATGCTTTCGTGTTCGTAGTCCACTAGGGCGTCTTGTTTGAGTGCGCGCAGACGGTCAATTAAGCGGGTGGCAATGTGCTCATCGATATACCAATGTGGGACATCATGAGGGGAGCCGTCGCGAGAACGAAATTCGCCCTTCGGCAGGAGTTGCTGCCAACCATCTACCGTTGCTTTGTTGATTTGTGCCGTTAGGACGGCAATAGGATGTTTTTTCGTTTGCATGCCCTTATAATGCGGCATGCAATACAAAAGGTGAGTTTGTGATGTTTCAGACGTTAAGAGGGGATTAAATCGTAAGAGTTGTTTTTTAATATCATCTTAAACTTTAGGGGCGTTTAAGGGGCGTTTAAATCGCTCGCAGAGCGTTTAAAAAATAAAACGGCTATCATTTTACACATTTCTCATTTAATTTCATCTATGGCGTTTTTAAGCGCTTTTTCTAAAATGTTTTTAATTTCTTCGATTCCGTCCTCACCCAAACCTAGAAATGGACGTGCCGGCATTTTAGTTGTGCCCTCTTGATGATATTTGCCGTAAGGCTCGGAGACCCCGACCATTGCAAAGTTATCACCGTAGTCCACATTTAAACTGTTAATTAAATCGCCTGTAACATGCAGTGTCTTTCCGGTGTACCCTTTTTCGTAGCGACGTTTTTTATATTGTGGGTTCAAGCCGGCCCAACTTTCTCCCTCCGGAGTGCGCTCATTGTCAAACGCAGTCTCGCTTTCGTCCCAAAGCACATTGGCAATTTTACGGGTTAAGCCATCTGATTTTCCGAGATCTTGCAACTTTCGGAAACTTGCCTGGATAGCTGCAATATCAATTTTAAAATCAAGTTGCATAATGGGTACCGGTTAATATTTGACATTTGCACACATTGTGCGTAAATTGAGCATATCTTATAAATGGCGGTGCGTTTGCTAAGGGTAAGCATCAGGAGCGCAAGCTCTGAGTATATAGGTTCGATTCCTTTCCGCCGCCATTTATAAACTTCCTTTCACAATGACATAATCGCCTTTTTTTACCTTTCCGACAAAGTCCGCATAATCCAACTTATAAGTATTGAGCACTGTATCCAGTTTTTCCGGCGGGTCGAATTTCACTTTTTGTTTTCGCGGCGACAACTCCACAACAGCTTTAATGCTTTTGTCTTGATTGACATAAATCAAGTTGTTGTGTTTTTTATCCCACACGACGACCAGCGGCTGCGCAATAATTTGCGGCAATGAGGCAAACTCTTCTTCGGATAAAGCCACACCTTTTTCGCGGTGTTTTGGGCTGTTAGAGTGAGTAAAGTTGCGTTCGGTCATCACGATTAATTGCTCAGATACCTTGGCGCCCTCTGACAGGGTTGTCACTTGCTCGGCAATATCGGTGGCGATAATGCCGACTCCGATATACATATTATTGTGTTTTGCTTTTGACAACATAGCTTTTACCCAATTTGCAAAAGCCTTATGCCGCACCTCGCTGTTATTAATAGCCTGTATCGTTTGTTGTCTTAACTCCCGATTTTGGATCTGTTGTAACTTACGGATCACGGCAATATCAGAGCCAAGAGCCGCTTTTCCAACATTGTAGTTCCACCCGGCACCAGTGCGAATTGTGCCTTTATCAGTCGTAAAAACACTAATTTTGGCATGGGTTTCCTCGCCACTAGACTTATCTACACCCGCTAGAGCCCAGTCGGTTTTAATTCTACCGGTGCTATCTTCAATGCGCAGTCCTTGTTTATTGACTTTAAATTCACTTAATGCACGCACACGACAACGACACCCCCAGTCATTCGGCGGATAAAACGCGTCCCAAATTGGGTCGTCATAACGAAAAACTTTGCCATCTAATGCCAAATGACTTGCGCGGGTGCGGCTATCCCGGATGGCAACATATTGCCAGTAGGGTTGCTCATCGGCATTTTCCATTTGGGACGCATATCGCCCAACGTGGTATGCCGTAATTTTATTGGTGCGCAAAATAGTGCGTAAACGACGAGGAGAGCCGAGCTCTACCTGCTCAGCATTGCCTCGGTTATCCACAACTACTTGTTTACCCCACCATCCCATGGCTTGTAATGTCGGCTCAAGATTGTTGATAAACTCTCGTTCCGACATGCCTTTTTCAATCGCTTCAATGGTTGCCTGGTGCAATGTTTCCAAGATTTCAGCACGAGTTGCTTTAGCAACGGTAAATGCACGCACATGCGCCTCTTCCAGTTGTTCTTGCCAATTCCAGGTGATGTTGTAGCCTTTGGACTTGAGATAATCGACGGCTAATTTGGGTTCTAGTCGTAACACATACCCCATGTCCAAATCGTTAACGTTCGGCATTTAATCGTCCTAATAAATCGCTTACAAAAATTGCTCGGGTTAATAACTGCTCAAGCTGACTGTCATCTATATCCGCATATAACGTAGCAATACGTTCTTGTGCTAATTCATAACCACCGGTTTGTAACGCCTCAACAACCGGGACAAGCATTGGATCAATGGTCGCTTTATATTGCTCTGCCGTAGGCTCCATTTCGTCCAATAAATCATCCGGGTCGCGTACCGCACTTAACACGGCCACATTGGTTGGCTTGCTTGCGGACAAAAACGCAGTTGGTTGCACTGTTTTGCGCTCAAGGATAGTTTCATCTTCGGCGGCCACTGGGATTTGTAATTTGTCATGGGCCCATTGTGCCGGGATTTTAAAGCCAATATCGACCAGTTTATTTAACCCTTCGGCAAAGCTGTTGATATCTTCTGTTTCAGTTACGTCAAACTCAAATCGCGGGATGCGACGGGCGTCATTAAATGACTTGCAATTAAGCGCATACAACGGATAGACCAAGTCTCGTGTGAGGGTTGCTTGCAGTCGTTTTAAGTCTGCGTCACGCAACTCTTGGCGCACTTCGTTGTGTACATCGCCCAGCGCATTGGTTGATGTTTTACCGTCAGACTGCGATGTAAGCGTGCCGCCTAAAACTGCTTTTGACATGGATTTTTCCGCCCAGTCAATCATTGCCATAAATTCTGTGGCATTGCCGTCTGCGGCTTTGGCAAACTCAATATCCATGCCGCGCGGAATAATCCCACCGGCATTATGCCCAATGCTCATCACTGCACGTAAAAGGGTGTTTTTCTCGTTGTTGGTAGCGCCTTCAGGGTATTTACCTAGACGGAGTGGTAAACCGTAAATCTCCAAAAACTCGGCAAAGTCTCGAGCGGAGTAGTTGCGATAAATAAACGGCCAAACCAAGGTGCGCACAAGACCAATGCGGGATAAATAACCGGTTTTAGCTTTGGCCACATGTGTTACCCAACCAAATTTGGCGAGCTCAACCCCATCTGCCGACCCATCACGCAAACGTAAGGTGTTGCGTTCATATTGTGGCGTCATAAACCATGAGGGGTCGCGCCAATTTACACTTCGGATAAGTTTTAGACCATCAACAAGGTTTGGCTCCCATTCAATTTCTTGGCAACTAAACCCTTTCAAAATTGCATCTGTAGCATCAAAAATACAGTCATCCAGCCACACCGCATCACGCAAGATTTCTTCTAACATTTCTGCATCGCGTTGTTCTGCCGATGTCGCATTTACCGGCGGCTGAATACGCCAATCAACTTTTAAAATCGCATTACGACGTTTGCCTAATTCTGATTGTAAATGCGTGTCTTTTTCTTCCATGTCCTCGGCAAGTTCGCATTGACCAATCAGATCGCCTTGTTCTGCCGCTAGTAACAAAGCGGCCGCTTTAGCAGGAGTCAGACCGCTTGCCGGGTGGTCACTATAATGATGTTGCAACCACCCCAAGCGACTATCATTTTCCGTTTGCTGTGCATCGTCAAACGTAAACGGTTGACCGTGGATGTCTAAAATTTTGCTTTGCATAAGTAATCCTTAAATCTTTTCCCAGACTGAGCCAAAAGCGGCATTTAAATCATCTTGTTCGCTAGTGGAGTAATCAAAACTGCGTATTTGAGTGTCTTCCGAATGTTTTCCCGGGAGCGGTGTAAACTCAATTTCGCCGCCTGTCATATAACTTGCTCGCACAGCCATACAATACGACACCGCACTATCGCCATGGCGTTTTCCGCTTTTGCCCTGGTTGCGGGTGTGGTCGATTTTCGGCACACCGTTAATCACTACGATGTGTCCTTGGTCTAAGATAATCTCCTCATCCTGTGGGATTTGGATCAGTCCGCTCTCGTAGAGGGCTTTATATTTTGGCATCCACTCTCGATACCATTTATCGTTTAACTGCACCGTTTCAACCATGCTTGCGCCATAACGCAACAACACTGATTCTGCCAAATAACCGCCGTTCCCTGTGGCGTCAAAGGCCGCACCGATAAAGCGTGGGATGTGCTTTAACACAAAAAAGACGATTTGTTTTTGTTGCTCATACGGGCAATTACGCACCTCGAGGGTGATGTCCATGTGGCGTGCCGTGGTCGGTTGCACGGCGCAAACGCTAAAAATACTCAAGTCGCCTTTGCGCGCAAAGTCGCA